CAGGCAACCCAAGACCCTTCAACGTTGCCATTAGGCTTTCGTCCATTCTCTCAACCCTTTCCTGGTCGTAAGACCGTCTAACAGTAGAATTCGGATCTGCGCCCGTTGCACAGATCGAAGCGTTATGAGGTTCCCATGCGGTAACAATTTCCGCTGGACCCTCAATCACCTTGCCTTGTCGGGTGGTGTACGTTTGGCCCTCTCGGATGAATTGACGCTCGAGAATCTGTGCATCAATCGAAAAGTCATTCAAATGGCCTTCGGTGTATCTTGTCGCGACAATCTGCGAGTCTGGATCGCTTGCAAAGTCAGGCAAGCCAAGCATTTCTTCGCCCTCGATATCGATATTGCGAATCGACCCAAAGACGTTGCGCACTGTCTTGTCGTTGTGTGAATCGACGATTGGTAATTGACGCTTGGCGTTGCGAAACCGAACACCATCCATGAGCAAAACTTGCTTGATCCATCCGCGATCCTGATCGTAGATGTCAATCGGCGTTTCGGTCGCAATTACCGCTCGGCCATCTTTCACGGTCCCGAATTGGCGAACGATCGAACCGCCCTCAATAGGCTTGGCTTGGTGTCTTGCGTCGAGTTCTTTTCGTCGCTTGATTAGGTCTTGCTTGTTCATTCCGTCACCTCAGCCGGTAGCGTGTCCACCGATCCGTCTTTTGCGTCGTCGATTAGGGCCTGTACGCTCGCTTCGCTCATGCCGACCGACGATAGGAACACTCTGGCCGCCGCTTCGCTAATAGCCCCGCTGGAAAGCTCGTCGAGGGTCTTGGCAATGGCTTTGCGGTTGCGATTGAATTGGAGCGTTGACAGCCCCATCATTTCGCCGCTGCCGGTCGCTGGTTGGGTTTCTGCCGCCCCTTGGGTCTGTGCCGCTGAAATGGCTAGCTGCTGCTGTTCGGGGGTCTGCAAGCCAAGCTTTTGAAGGAGTCGGTTTTCCTTGGCCCGTTGGTAGAAAACCGTTCGGAAGTTGAGCCCCTGAGCCCCTAGCACTTCGCTGTAGGTCGCGGTAAATGAGTTGATGCCCGATTCGCTGGTCTGTTGCTCAACGCCTGGATCGACCCATTCCCATTTAGGTGTCTGCCATTCGACGGGGGTAAACCTCCTACGATCGCTTAGCAGGTCGCTAGGCCCTGGAAAACCGTCGAGGTTGGTTCGGCTTGCTGCATCGCAAAAGCGATCCCAAACAGGCTGTAGCAAGTGCCGAATGATGTATTTCTGGATGATCCGAAACCGCCTTCGGTCTTCGAGTTGGCTAGTCCGGCTCGAACTGTAGCTGGTCTGCGAATAGTCCCGCGCTACAACCTCGTAGCTTAGCCCGGTCCCTACCGCGATGCCCCGCAAGATTACCTTGGTCCATTCGCCCGCCGAAGTGTTTGGCCGCGTCGGGTTAATAACCTCAACCGATTCGCCTGGGTTAAGATCGAAGATTAGACCCGGTTCAATGTATCGCTCTCGATTGCCTGCCTTGTCGATACCGCTGCCAGTATCTGGGTCGCTGAGATTTCCCAATGGCGTTTCGGTCTTGATCGCTGCGGTAAAACAGGATGCGATAGCCGAGGCTTGTAGTTCGTTGTCGAGGTACGTTCCGAGGTCTCTGATCGATGCCAACGCTGGAGCAAACCAAGTAACGCCCCGCGTCTGGCCGACTCGATCTTGCCGGAATAGGTGAATGATCTCCCGGGCTGGGATTTCCTTCGGCGTTCGGCTGACTGCGTAAGGCTGTAGCGGATGGTCATCGTAAATCATATAAGCAAGGGGCTTGCCCGATTCGTCAACCTTGATCCCTCGAATTACCCGCGTACCATCGCCGCGATCGATTCCCATCGTGTACGTATCGCGATCGGTCGCTAGCCGGTCGGCTTCGATGATCTCAAGGGCCATCGGAATCGGTCGAGAGATTCCCCGGTATTCGGTCGATGGCAAATTGACGACTCTGATCAAAACCTCGCCCGCTTCGACCATTTCGCGAAGAGCGATAATCTGGATTTCTTCGAGCGTCAAACGCCCGTTGATATCCGCGACTTCGGACCACTCAGACCAAGCCTTATCGCGCAGGTCGTTGATGTCCTCGATGTCATCGCCTTCGGGAGTCTCGAACGTGCTTTGGGCCTGGATGCCAGCACCGACAACGGAAGAAACGATCGTATCTACAACACCCCAAGCGTAGGAATTATCGCGAACCAATCGCCGAGCCTCTGCCCTGAGACGGTCTGCCCCGAACGGCCCCATTAGCTCTTGGTCGGCTGGTAGATTCTTTGGCTGTCTGTTGCTGCTTACTCGCGACGGTTCGGCCCCTTGGTAGGATCTGGCGAGGGCCTTGCGTGCTGCTTGTCGTCGCAATCCCGCGATGGGGCTAACCGCCGAGACAACCGAATCGATAAATCGAGCAATCATCGACGGCCCCCTACGATTCGCCCGAGGGAGATACCGCCCGATCCGCTTTCGCGTTGGACTTGATGGAGCAACGCTTTTCGCTCGGCCATCAATGCCGATAGGTCGAGCTTGGTAACGGTCCTAGACCCAATGCTATACTGAGACGCCCCTCCGGTTAGAAGGGCCTCAATAGCTGCGTCGATTAGTGCCAACAGAGATGCCGCTGATGCCATGCGTAAATAGTTGCATGGCTTGCGGTTGCTTGGTAGATGCCTGTACTATTCCATTAGTACACTGCTACAAATTATTTACGCTCTTGGGTCCAGGTGTGCCCGCAATAGGAGCATTTGCAGTACCGAGCATTCGACTTAGTGCAATAGACCCTAGAGTAGCTTGTCCCGATTGGTCGGCGTGATTCGCAAAGGGTGCAGGGCCTTGCTTCGTCTTCGCGGGGGATGGGGTGTTCGACAACCGCCACCGCTTCGACCGGATCAATTTTAACCGACGAATCAAGCTCAATCCTCTCCCCGGGTTGCAACGCAACCTGTCTTTTCTTTTTGCTCATATCACCCTCTCCGTTTGGGAATCCATCCACCTTGTCGCTGCTTAAATCGTTGCTGCCCGTGCCTGTAGGCTTGCTGGACAGGCTTGGCTTGTTTCGGCTCATCGCCGATATGCTTTGGGGCTACCTCGATTTCGCTTGGGGCTATCAACTTTACGCCGCAAGCTTCGGAGCCCGCCGCTGCCATGTAAGTTGCATCGAGCCAGTGATTATCCAAACCGGACGGCTTCCAATAGGTTTTGCCACCATCCGTTACTAAGTCTTCCGCTGTAATATGCTTGCCGTAATAGATGTGCTTTCGGCTTCCCTCGGGATTAAAAATCGAGAGGGATTTTCGCCTGAATTCGTTGTTGTCGTTGAACGTCGGTGTCAAAAAGCCTTCGTGAACAAACTGCTTCCAGTAGTCCGTATCAAGCTCATAGAGCCAAACATTATGCGCCGGTAGTTTCTTTGCGTGCAGGTTGTAGCCAACAATCGTATTCGCTTCGTTCTTGTCGCGATGTCGATAAGGGCTATAGCCTTTTGATGGATGAAAAATCCCGCCCATGCCCTTGCAGAATTGATACGCCGCCTGAGTGAAGTTGCCGGAATCGACTAGGCAAAAATCAACCGGCTTACGAGCTCCAGACGGATCTAGGAATTGCTTTTCGAGTAGGCTGGTCCGAAAGTCTAGCAAGCACTGATAAAGCACCGCTTCGGTAGCTTCGGTATCCATGCTTTTATCGGTCCCGAATACTGCCTCTTCGCCGTAGTCAACGATAAAGCCTGTACCGCCTTGCTGCCATGCCGCTACTACCCAATGGCAACGATACTTGCCCAAGTCGATCGCCGCTGTCAAAGCGACTGTGCTAGCTGGAACGCGATACCGATCTAGCCCGCTAATCCTCGACGCGACTATCTCAGGGGTCAAGCCCTGGCCGACTGGCCCCGCATCCTCTGGGGGGTCGTTGTCGATCTCAGTAGCCACCGCCTTAGCACCGTACCTAGCAACGCGAATGTAGTAACTGTGAATCGCCGAAACCTCCATCGGCTCGCCGTCGCTGTGTGGCTTTTTGCTGTAGCTGTATTTATTACTGACAATGCAACCGGCTTCAATCTCGGCTTGATTGTCGCGCCAAAAACGGAATGCTTCCCTGGCGTCCGGGTCGTCGGCTTTTCGGTCTTGCCATAACTCGATAAACCGCTCCACCAAATCCATTCGGTCAGGGGGCTTTATCATTTTGCGATAGCGACGGCCGCGCCAACTGGGTTTCTGCTTAACGTCAGTATATTTATAGGCATTGCACTTGCGGTTCTGGATCGTGCAAAGGAATACCCGCGCGATCGGCTCGGAACTAGAACCTAGCCCGCCGATATCCTCTTCGATAATTGCCTCAATCTGTGCTATCAAGGTTTCGGACCTAGCCGCCTGCTTATCCTCAACGTCGTCAATGATCGCTAGCGTCGGCCTTTCATCCCGGTAGGTAGTCCCTCGAATCGGCCCGTCGATGCCCATGCAAGCAAAAATTTGCCCCTTGCTTACTAACTCAAAATCCTTGCTCCAGTCGAGTTGATCCGGTCGAATCGTCGGGAATATCAAGTGATCCTTTGCCATTTCTATTTGAGTGTATTCCCCTGCAACGGTCTGCATGTTGGCACGGCTGGCCCATCCCCCAAGGGCCTTGAATGGATATCCGATTTCAGGGAAATCCTCTAGGAACTGCTTGTTTTGCTGGAACTTTTCTCGAATCGTTTTCAGGTCTTTTTCCGCCTTAGTTTGAGACTTGCCGATTACGATCGGAAATCGACTGATCCCCTTGAGCAAAAGCCTGATGCTTTGATAAAGAACTATCCGCGTTTTACCTTCGCCCCGAGGGCCTGCAATCGCTTGATCGCCGCCGTACAACGCTGCGTTTTCGATCGATTCGAGCATGTCCAGACGGTCGCTAGTCAACGGCTCGTAGAACACGTTTCCGAAGTAGTGGCCTAGAAAAAACTCGGCGTCTAGCAAGGCCCTTTCCCTGTTCTTTGCGTTCTTAGGGGCAGGGATTTTCAAGTCCCGCTCTGCCGCTCGCTTGGAAGCCATGAGCTCCCGCTGCTTCATCCGCTCGTCGCCTTTAATCGGGTCGGCTGATGACGCCGTGATCGGATGCGAGCTTAGTAAGCTCTGCAACTGGGATAGACTTAGCGAGCTCAAGGAGTCGTAGACGTTGTTCATTTTCTTTGAGTAACCTCCTTTCGTCTGCCGCGTCTCGCTTTTCGTCGAGCGCATCGGCATCTAGTAGGATTTTTGCCGCCTTGGGGGCCAGGTCTGGATCTTGCAAGCAAACCATAAGAGCCGCCTTGACCGCTTCACGGTCGACGTTCCACCGCTCTTTGATCGCTCGATTGACCAAGCCTAAATCCTTTACTGTCTTGATCTCCAACCAAACCGCCCCCTACCCCGTGGAAACTACTGCTAACGCACTAACACACTTCAAAACCCGTCCGGTCGTCCCCGCATTTCAAAGGGCCTTATTGGCTGGAAGGACCCCAAGCATAGGGGGGTAGGCTGTTATCACGTTTGCTTCTCCTGCCACTCAACATTTTTACCGCTCTTGACTCGCGTAATCTCCGTGCCTGTAGCACTGACAATTTCGACCGACCATTGATACCAACCGGGTCGAAGCAATCCCGTCACCGTCTTGGCAACGTCAAAATCCAGGTGGACGTTCCCGCCCGTTGCATCGGTCACGGTCCCAGTAGCGATGAATTCATTGACCCCCTCGTCGTCTTCGTATCTCATCCCGAATCGAGCCGTCGATGTCGCGATAACATACCCGCTAGGCAGCTCCACGGTCCACCTAAACCGCCTTCCGTTGGCCGCTAGGTAATCGTCACCGATGATAAGCGGGCTTGTCAGTTGGCCCGTTGCCGTCACTGGACTGGTAACGTAAACCGTACCGCCGTTACTAAGCAATGCCGTCTTGTCGCGGATTTCATCCAGTATCCCGCTCGTCGGATCGGTCGGCGTAGTTCCGCTGGTAGGCACGCCGAGGATCGCCCTAATAGCCGTCCGCTCGTTGGCTGTCCAATCCGTCCCGCCGCCACCGCCACCAGCAGGGGCCATCTCAAGGGCAATCGTATCGAAGC